GCAACATTTCTATCCTCTGAACCTGTTTCAGGTGCTACTCCTCCATTGTAGTAAACAGCAATTTTAGCTTTTGTATAATTTTTTAATAACAAATCACCAATGGCATATCCTGAAAAATCAGGAGGAGTTGGGATTTGACCATTACTTAAAACAAAACAAGCTTTTAATTGTTGGTGCGTTCCTCTACTTAATAACTGTGACCAAACAAGTCTTGAATTAACCCTTGTACCACCAGTAATAAGATTAATATTATTATTAAGAATTGTTGTTTCTCTTTTTGTAAAAACTAAAGGTATTACTTCACCTAAATCTGCGAGTTCTTGTACTGAATTAAAACCAGTTTGAGGAGAAAATCTTTTTGCGGATGCAGCACCTTCTGTTAATAAACTAGGAGGAGTTTTAGGTGCTCTTGGTTTTGGTGCTAATTGTTGAGATACATAAGACAATGCAATTCCTATTGCAACTACACCATAAAAACCAATACTTACACCACCAATAACAAAAGGAGCTATTGCTACAGGTGGCATATTTACAATGTCAGGTATTAAATCATATGGTTTTCCTCTTTCACCATTAACAGATTCAATTAAATATATAAATTCCCAGTATTCTTGTTCTGTAATTCCTAATGCGTTACAAAGTTGTGCTTCATAGGGTAGTAACGCTCTACCACCTCCAAATATTCTAGGGGACTCCATTTTACCCCCCACTCTTCGCAACTTAGCCATCCTTCTTCCCAGTAAACAGCAAGACCATATCCTTCATTTGATTTACATAATCCAACTGTACCTATCTTACTGTGTTCTGTCTTGTTTCCCCACTTTTGAAGTTCTTCTTTGAATATTTGATATTCTCCTTTACGAAATTTTCTATACCAGTTCCTTGTAGGTTCTGGTGTTTTAATTCCATAGTTAGCTAATACAGTTTTTGCTAAATGTAAACAATCAACAGCACCATTCTTTTCAGGATCAGCACCTAATCTATATGGCATACCAACAAGTTTTGCAGGTTTCATCGGTTTTGTATATCACCACTAACAGGTAACGATCCAACAAGCCCTGTTGTTAACCTTCTGTTTGGTGCAGTAGTACCAACAGCATCAATAGAACTTGATAAAATTATTTCTATAGTTTCAAAATCATAAGACATAGAAGCTGCTAACCAATTATCTCTTGTAAGAAAATAATTACCGTAAATTTGTGTAGGGACAAGAGTAGAAGGATTTACAACTGATACAAAAATTTCAACATAATATTTATTTAAAACAGCTTCTTGTGCATAATTCATTGCCAAATCATTATTGGCAAATAATAAACCAGCTTCTAAGTTATCTCCTGATCTATTTTTTGCAGCACCTTGATATATAAAAGGTAAATAATAATAATCTTGATTATCAACAGGAAAAGTAATTTTATTAGTTTCTGCTTTTACATATTTATCTCTTTGTGTAGTTGAATCTTTAACACTTAAAGAAGCATAATCTTCTCTTTTTGCATTTTGATATCGTTGTTTTACATCACCATTAGAATCATAAACATTCATAAAAGTGACAATAGTTGTAATACTCATATACCTAATTTGGAACGTTGACTACGACTATTTTTTAAAGTATTCATCATTTTAGATTGTCCCATAGAAGCCCCTTGTTGTGCAGCAGTACTAATAATTTTAGGAATAGCATCTCTTGGAACATAGTTATCACCATTAAAGTTTAAGGTAGGGCCAGTATATTCAACAACTGTATTACCAGAAGCACCTGCAACTGTACCAGCAGCATGACTACCACCAGGAATAACAGCACCACCTCTAGCACCTGAAGAGTATCTTTGCATTGCACCATCCATTTTAGATGCAGGGATTATATATTCAGGTTCACCACCTTCTCCAACCATTCCAAGGGTAGGACCATTAACAACACCACCATATTGAAACGCTTGAAAACCACCTGCTCTGCTGTATGAACCTTGCTCACTAAACAACCCACCAAACATTGCACCAAATGCTCTGTTTAAGAACATTGATGCTAATTGTCTTGCAACACCAGATAAAGATTCGCTTAAAGATTTTGTGCCATCAATTAATCCCATAACAGCATTAGTCATTCCTTGTGATAAAACATTATTAATTTCTTCTAAACTAATTTTATATTTATCAGTTAATTCATTTCTTTTTTGTAAAGCTGCATTGCCTTCCACTAAATCTCTTACTTCTTTGTGTCTTTCAGGAGGTAAATCTTTTACTAAATCTCTAATTCTTTTTTCTATTTCAGCTTTATCTTTGCCTAAAGTTAAACTTTCTTCTAGGAATAATTTTTCTTCACCTAATTGACCAATAGTATTATCAATCAATGCTTTTTGTTTTTCTTTAACAGCAGTATCTAATTCATTATTTTTAAGTTTTGCATTGCCATTTGCAAGTGCTATTTGATCTGCATCTCCTTCAGCTTTAGCAACAGCAAGTAATCTTTCTGCTTCAATAACTGCTTGTTTTTTTGCAACTACTTCTTTATTTAATAAATCATCACCTACTTGTTGTAAGGCAATTCGTGAATTTAAAATATCTAATTCTTGTTTTGAAAAACTTGATGATGAACCACTACCTGAACCACTATCTAAACCACTAGGTGTTTTACCTGTTGTTAAATCAGGTGAATTTTCATCAATAATTTTTCGAGAAAGTTTTGTTAATATTTCTTGTTCTAATTCTGGATTACCTAAAGCTGTATTAACAAAAGGAATATCTTTTAAAATTGGTGTGTTAGCAAAAGCTGATGCTTGTTGTTGTGCCTGTGCCTGTGCATTTCTAAAAGCTGTTGGATCTAAATTAGCAGCAGCCCTTTGAGTTGCAGCAGCATTAATTTGATCAACAACTCCTTTTACTAAATTAATAATTACTACAAAGGCAGGTGCTAATTCACTACTGAGTTGTAAAAATAATTTTGAAGTTTCTTTTTGTAATTCATCAAAAGCAGTATCTAAATCTTGTAAATTTTTAACATTTTTTGGACCTATAAGATTAGCAAACTTTTGATTAACGATAGCTTCTGCTTCTCTTACTTTTCCTACTTTAATTAAATTTTCTATTTGTTTTTGTGTGGATTGATCTACTTCAAATCCTAATTCGTTTAATTTATCTAAACCTAAAGTTGCATCTTTTAAAGCATTTCCTACATCTCTTGCTGAATCAGCAAATTTTTGCATTGAGCTTACTAAAGCAGTAGCAGCAATAGAACCAGCAAATCCTCCTCCAGGACTCATTCTTTCACCAATATTTCCACCTAATGCACCAGCAGCAGCTTGAAGTGGACCACCACCAAATAACAAAGGAAAACCACCACCGATTAAAGTACTGCTTGTTATTCTTGCTCTTCTTGCTTGTGCTTTTTCTTGTGCTATAAGATTTTTTTGAGTTTCAATATTTATTTGTTTTGCAACTTTAAATTGATTTTGTTCTAGTTTTAAACCACTACGTTTTAAATCATTTAATAACTTTTCTTTTGTAACTGCCTTAAGTTTAGAATCATTAATTCGTTGTGCTGTATTTGCAATTTGTTCTTCTATAGTTTGTCTTTGTTCTGCAAATTGTTGACGTTGTTGAAATTCTTGTGGACTTCCTAATTCTGTTTGTGGAAATCTTTTTTGTGTTACTTCTTTTACTTTGTTAAATTGTGTTTTTTCTAAAGTTTTATTTACTTCAGCTATTCTTGTTTGTAATTGTTGAAACTCTCGACTATTAATATTTACCTTATTTTTTAAAGTTTCTAATCTAGATATGTAATTATTTAAACCATCAACAGATTGTGTTATATCTGTAGCATTTAATAAACCAGGAACTAAATCTTTAGCACCACCTTTTGAGCCAAGAGTACGACTTTGATCTCCTAACCTTTTATTTCTATCTTGGAATAAAGCTTGTTCTCCTCTTTGAACAGCCTGAAGTGTAGATGTATATTCTGAATTACTACGAGCTAAACCTCTTAACCTATCTCTTAATGCAGAGACTTGTGTACTCATTTTATTAGCAGAACCAGTAAATCCTCTTTGTGCTCCATCAGCAGTGCTTAATGTACGAACATATTTATTAAGTTCTGCATTAGCTTTATTTAAAGCAGCAGTTTGTTTTTGTACTCTTGCACTAGGATTTCTACCTGGAGCTTGCCTATTTTCAGAAGTTCCTAAATTTAATCCTGTACCTTTAATATTTCTTGTTCTTGATCTGACACGATTTAGTTGTAAACCTGTTTGATTTATTTTTTGTATTCTTTTCTGAACAAGACCTAAATCTTTAAAAAGTGCTTTTAACTGCTTTTTATCAACATTAAGAACTATTGTTTGTTGATGATTAGCTGCCACTACTTTCTTAACTACTGTTGTTTATATATTAAACTAAAATATGAAATTTACCTACGTCTACGAGCTTTTTCCATTTCTTTTTCTTGATCTTCATTTAACACCTGAAAATAAGCACTCCAACCTAAAACTTCTTCTAATGTCATTTGTCTTACCTGCGTAAGACTCATACCTAACTCTTTTGCAATACCAAACTGCAACATCATTAAATTATCTTTACGCAGTTCAGCACTTAATCTTTTGGGTCTATAGGTTCTTCCTCTTCTTTTAATATCGTTAACATTAACTTTTGTAAATCAGAGTCTCTTACTTCATTTTTAAGAATATCTATTTCACCTACTTGAAACAATTTTTCTCCATTTTCATTCTGTGCTTTTGTTAATAATAAACGTAAAGCAAATTCGTTGGCATCATCAGACTTTGCCATTCTTTGTGCTCTTTCTTTTTCAGCTAGTGTAAGAGGTGCAACCCACATTTCAAATAAAGTTCCATCAGATAATGTAACTTCTTTTTTTGTCGCTTCTAAATTAGCAGCTTTACGCAAACGATCTATCGCTCGCATAGTTTTAGATGATGACATACAAATAATATTATTACTGTATCAGTCTAATTCATATCTGCAATAAACTCAACCTTTTATGCGACACCAGAGAAATCAAATGTTGGTTGTGTTGCAGGTCTAAACTCTATACTTACAGATTGTGCATCATCTGGGTTAACATTCATTGATGCTGAAGTTAAGGTTGCATCAAATTCAATAAATCTACTTAATGTGTCACTAACTGCTCCACCAGTAAATACTTGATCCATATATAGTTTCATAGCTGCACCTACCTGTTGTCTCTGTAGTACATCTTGTACCATGCGGTTTACCATTGCAGAATCTTCATTTGTAAAGTAAGCAGTAGCAGAACCTGTACCATCACCAAAACCTGCAATATATTTTCTAAATGGAGTGAATTGTGTTGGAGTACCACCAATAGTTGTTACATCTATTTCTTCTCTTGATATTTCAAATGTCCATTCCCTGACTTGTGAAACACTGGCAAAAGCTGCATAAGCTACCTGGAACTCATTAGGAGATGCAACTGTTCCTGTATTTGTAATGTCTACAGCAGACCCACCAGAAGTAGCTGAAACCTGTAACGCTCCTGTTGTGGCTGTATATGCAATTACATAGAAAGTATCAGAAGTAGTTAACCCTGCTGGTAATGTACCCGTTCCAGATCCACCAGTTTGTGAGTTGATAACACTAAATTTAACAGGATCACCTACTTTAAAATTTAAATACGTTTCAACAGTAATGGTTTCAGTTCCTATAACTACGTCAGCAGATCCAAAAGTACCTTTTGTACCAGCAGGTTTGTAATATAAAGCTCCAGATGTTCCAGATAAAGCGGTGACAGCCATGATTCTTAAAAAGAATTGTATATCCTATACATTAGCGTGTTTTTTGCATTTTGTTAATCATAAAACAGTAGCAAAGTAAGAAGTATCTATTCTACCTTCAAATAAAGGAGGATTTTCTGTAGTAGAAAATGTTGGTCCAGTAATATCACCCGTTCTAAAAAATACTCCAGAATTTGTTTTTGCAGTAGCATTTAATGTTTCTATTACATTAACAGCAGTAGTAACTAGCGTTTGATTTCTAGCAGGTCCTTTACCTTTTTCACAATAAGTACGAATAATAATTGCACCTCTTGCGTTATCAACACTAGAATTTAAAGTTACTTCATTTGTAACACCAAAAGTTACATTTACTCGTACATATTCAGTAACACTTCCTAAAGGATTAGCAGTAATGTTATCAAAAAATACTGGAACTGAAGGAGATAAGTTTGTAAAAGCAGTAAGAATAGGATTTTCTATTGCTGCTCTGATTGATTGATAATTCATAAATATTTATTTCCAAATCTAACACCTCTGTTATAACCTAATTTCAAACTTTTATCTAATCCTCCTCCGTTGATATATGTAGTGTACCAATCTAATTCTGCTGTACTTTGACCCTGACCAGAATCACTTGTTAACTCTCCTCTAAATGTCT